TCTACCAGAAACGGCAATTTGTCTTTCAATTTTCTGAGGCACAACAGTCCCAGCACTGGGGGCAAGTGCGGGAACATCGGCGAAAGTTGTGATAAGGTCCTCATAAAGAATTGAAAGACCGTCTTCGGAAAGTGACTGCGAAATAACTTCATCCATTCTGGCACTGGTATAGTAAAGATGGTCACTGATAAACTTAATGTTACTAGTTGAAACTGTGACGGCGGGGGATGCAGTTGAACCTTGTTTAAGACAGCAGATTTTACCAACATCGGCAGTAACTAACTGGGAATTGAATTGTATTTCAATATAAACATGTTCTTTAAGTGCCATCAATGGCATTGTTCTGCTTCTCATCATAGGAATAAGTGTGGAAAGCGGGACACTGAAAAGCGGTGTGGTGCTGTCACTTGTAGTGGGTCTGATAAACTCGGGAACTAAACTCTCGGTCAAGGTTGCTGTAGCATTAACAGTAGTCTCTAAATCTCTATAACCAATACGACCACTTTCGACTTCGGCAAATCTATCGCCACAAGCACCAGACTTAACCATATCAACAAAGGCACGGTGTTCTGGACTTTCAAACTGTCTAGTCATAGTTGTGTAGTGTGCATAATCTTGATTGGAAGCAAGAACTTTCCCGCCAACCTTAAGTTGGCAAGACTTAATTATTCCGTGAATACCTGTATTCAATGGAAAAAATAAGTCACTTGAACCAGTAACACCTAACTGGACCATTGAACCTCCGTCAAGAATACCAGTCTTAGGTATCTGAAAAACTGCCTGAGATTGTGTGATTGTTATGGGGTCAAGAACTTCAGTCTTGATGTTCATTGTATCAATATCCTTGATTGTCGAAACCTGCAAAGCACTTGGTAACTGTGAATTTGAAGCACTCATTTTAATATATAATAATATTAGAAAAAAATTATTTTATTTAATATAATTTTTGTTATATTAAATTAAATTGTAAAAAAAGATTATAATTCTTAAATATTAATTTATGATTGGACCATAATACCCTGAGGAGAATACATGAGAGTATTTCTGGAAAGAACATAAGTATAAACAGCATTCGGAGATTTTCCATCAAGGGTGGATTGAATGCGGGTGGCATAAGATTGACCCCTAAAATCTACCCCTACACCTGAAAGTTTGTCAATTCCTAAACCGATTGCAAAATTTCTTTTTCCTGCATCGACGGAACTGAAAGGTTGAAGACCTGACTGGTTATAAATAACTTCATCTTGTCCGCCAAAGTTTAATAGTAACGGTTGATTTACTAGTTTAGTTTTTGCAGAGTAACTGGAAGGACCAACTGCATTTAGGGCATTTACAATAACACCTGTCTCTGGTCTTCCTTGCTCACTCTGGGTCTGAACATCTAAATCATAATCGAGACCAAGTTTCAAACCGCCACGGGAAAATGAAACTTTCTGAAGAACAGCAGAACCAGTATAGGCAGAACCAGATGCATTTGTAGTCTGTAACATAGAAGTTGAAAACCCATCTTGACTATAATTGTTAGAATGTGACACTGGAAGGAAATTGTGGAAAATGTCTAAAACTCCTGAACTTGCTAAATTATATGTCTGTGTTGCATCTCCACTATCAATGACAGAATAAAGGTTATTATATGAATTGTATTGGAATGCACCACTTCCAGCAATGGAAAGTGCCTGTTGTCCTTCAGCATCGGGAACAAGGAAGTCACCTGTAATAGATAAATCAGATACTTGATAAAAAGCACCGCCACCTGTTCCAGCATCAGCACCAGAAAGAAGTTGCTGGTCACTTACTAATTCTAACTGAATTGTGAGACCTCGGACACCATTTACCCCCATAGGGATTGCAGTTCCGCCCTGAAGCATTCCCGCAAGTAGTCTGGCAGAAAAAGAAACTGAATTATTTACTAAATCTCCTGTAACCCCAGCGAGACCAGATGCGAGTTCAACTACTCCCTCATTCTGAAGGAAATCCTCGGTTGAATGGGTTGATGGTAACACTGTGGCAACCATTCTCCCATATTGTCTAACACTTTCTAAAGTCTGGTTTGTGTCGTTACTGGCAAGAGAAACATTCTGGAACAATCCCGAAACACCGACACGGGGATTAATAGTGACCTTTGCGGTAGTTGCTCCGCCACCAGCACCACGAGACTGGTTAATATCTCCGTTGCCTACTAATGCACCGTTTTCGTCAAATACGGTTAGTGTGCCGTTAATTCTGACGGACGATGCCTTAAGTAATTTACTGGTTGAACCAATATTAAAGGTAATAATTGGGTTACCTTTTCTAAATGAATAGGTATTATCAGCGGGTTGGTTGCTTGGCAAGATTTCAAACTTTTCGACGGATGCGATGTTTGTAGCACTCATTTTAATATATAATAATATTAGAAAAAAATTATTTTATTTAATATAATTTTAAGGTATTTATATTAAATCAATTGTATAAAAAACTAAATTAAAAATTTAAGATATAACTGAAACCTGACCTTTTGAAATTGTTAGTCTGGCAAGTTTATAGACGAAATTATTAAATATCTTCTGAGATGCACCACTATCATAATCGACCCTTAAAGAAAGTGTTTCTTCTGCTAAATCTGTAATCTGTCCATATTTATTAAAGGCACGGGCGATAACGAAACTATCAGCAATTTTCTGAAGTGAATAAGGTAATTCTTCAATATTAACCAATGCTTTCTGTAATTCACTAGTGTGTAATGGTTCGTTTCTTTTCTGTCCTGAAGTTCCTACAGTCTGAGAATATCTTTCTAAAGGTGCAACCCTAGAAGGTATAAGTTCAGTTCCCTTAACAAACTGATAATTTCTCGCCCCGTCTGGTTTGCCAGAAAACGAAGAAGTTGATAAAGACCTAAAGTTTGCACTGGGGATGGGTTGGCAAAATACTGCTTTCCCACGGGTAGCAAGTGTCGGTATTTGGACCTGAACTAATCCTTGAGTATTTACTTGGTTAAATCTATGTAACTCAGAAGTCATGTAATCCATAGAAACACCTTGCTCTGTGAGTGACTTCTTGAGCATTCCCTCAATGTAACTGGCGGGTGGTTGCACGGCACTGCAAAGCATTTCAATGCCCGAAAGTGTGTAACTTGGGGCGGGAATAGTGCTGTCAGTCGCATTTGTAGTAGCACTGGCAGAAAGGACCGAAAGTGCCTTTTCTCTATCAGATACCTTATAATAAACTTTACTATCATCAGTCCCCGCACTGTCATAAACGACAGTTGGAACTTGAACAGTTGTCGCCGACTGCATAACTAATTTAACACCTAATTTGCCACCTGTGACGAAAAATCCTGCAATAACTCCGAGGACTTCCTCAGTTGAAGCAACACCACCAGCGGGGGGTGCGGGATAAACACCGCCATCTTTCTTCTGAATATAAAGAATATCATTAACGGCAAAAGGATTATCTTTACCAGTGTCATCTGTAGTAATATCGACGGTTACTGTTCCTATGTTGTTTCCTACAGTTCCGTCACGAGTTCCGACAGCACCAGCGACAAGGTTACCAGTGAGACTGTGAGCATTGGCAACACCCGCCTCGAGACTTCCGCCAATAAAAGGTTGATGTAAAGCACGAAGAGGGTCTTCAGTATCTATCTGCAATCTCATTCCGCCCATTAAAGCATTTGGAATAATACCATTGCTAAAAATACCTGCTTTTAATTGAGTATAAATTTCTATCTTCTTGGCAACTCTGGGGGTTGAGACAGCAGTTCCAGCATCAACAGCACCAGCAAGGGACTGGGGTGCTGAATAATAGAGACTTTCTCCAGAATTGTTAGCATCTGCCTGAACACCATCGAAAAGTTCTCTTTTATGTGCTAAAGATGACTGGGCAGTAAAAGGTGAAGTCATGCAACACTGGGCATTATAATCTTCTAAACTTTCTAAAGTGGCGGTGTTTCCACCATCTCTAATAATTAAGTTACGAAATAAAGAATGAATACCACCTTTTTTATCGGGGACAATTACACCACGAGCATTTTGCATCTGTAACTCGCATCTGAAATATGTTTCTTTAGGATTAAGAAAATCAACGAAACTGGGGATTAAAATCCTTATTTGGTCAAGTGCTTGAACATCACTGACAACATCGGGTTTGACACTCTGAGACTTTGAGGCAACATAGACACCGCTTCCATTGGTCTTGAACATTTTTATTATATAATTAATTAAGAAAATAATTTTTTAAAAAAATAAAAAAATAAAAAATTAATATAATGTTTAATATATTAATTTATAATTAAAAAATCTAGATATTTATTTTTTTGAAGACATTAAAGTTAATGCAAGGGTTACCTGTTTTTTAAGTTTGCTATCCATTTCAAATTTTTTGCCCTTAAATTGGAACTTCTTACCAACTTCATGAGATTTCAATCTTTCGAGTTCTCCTTTCTTAAATGTGTAATCTTCGGGAACACCTAAAGATTTCTTTAGTCCGCCTTTTTCGAACTTAACTTTTTCACCCCCTAATTCAACAACTTCTTTCTTAGGTTTCCGTTGCGATAATTTTTTATCTCGTTTGACTTTTTTCATTCCACTTGCAGAACCATACATTTTATATATATATAATAATTAGAAAAAAATTATATATATTATTAATTTTTTTTAGAAAGTCCCGACAGATGCCGACCTATCAACTGCATTATCTACAGAGGGTAATGCCAGAGAATATTTTTGAGTTAGCGAATGTGGTGCGGTTGCGGGGGCACTGGGCGGGGGTGCTGGTGGTTTTTTATCTGGATGAAATAAATGATAGATACCTTCTCCAATTGCAACGAAACCACTCACGGCAAGGGCAAGTTCGCCCACCACTGGGATTGCTCCTAAAACGGCATCTGAAGCACCGAGACCTGCTAAAGCATCGCCACCTGCTTCTGCTCCTGCTTCTGCTCCTGCTTCTGCCCCTTCTGCACCTGCTCCGCCTGATGGAGAAAAGAAATTTTTAACAGATTGAAAACCTTCTTTAATACTTCTCCCTTTTTGTGCAAGTGACTGAAATGCTTTCTGACCAGTTCTTTCCAATAAACTTGAACCTTCACCGCCAACTTCCTGAAGTCCTTCTTGAGCACCGCCGATTGGTTTTGGTTCTAAACTACTACTTATTGGTTTTCCTGTGTTTTCTGAGAATGGGTTACTTCTATCAATTTGGGGTGGTCCGCTGGGTGCTTCCGTTGTGGGGGCGGGTGGTTCTGCTACATTACTCGATTGGTCTGCTACATCGTCACCTCGGGCAAATCTTTGCTGTCTTTCTGCCTGTCCCTTTGCAACTACACTCTCGAAACTTTCGGGTTCTGCGGGTGGTTGGGGTGGTTTTGCACCCGTCAAATCATCGGCATCATCAGTAACACTTGTGGGTGGTCTTGCCCCTGCTTCTGTTCCTTCCTGCACTGACCCTGCACCTTCGGGAAGTTCGCCCATTCTACCCTGTTGTAAAGGAGGGTCACGGAAACTATCCCTAAATGCTTCTTTTAAATCGTCTGAAGGTCTAAACCCAAAATCTTCCTCGGGTTCGGGTTCTTCAGTTTCGGGTTCATCGGTGAATTGGTGACCTTCTGGAATTTTTGAAGGG